CAGCACTCTCCAACACCAATCCAATATACGATAGTCCGGCCTCAAGTCCTTGATCGCTCAACTTCGCCGCTTCGGCGGAGGTGGATCGGCGACCAATCTTATTTTGAACCGCTAAGTTGACAAGTTTACGAATGTCATCTTCAAGCTTTTCTTGAAGCTTTAACGATGCTTCCAAAGGTTCCGGAGACGGGTGAATAAATCCGGGCCTTTCGGCTCTTATGTCGTAAATACGACCCTGTGTTGGACCAACATTCATTTCCCGACCCATGGCCCTTTGGCCACCGGCAGTAGCCGTGCCATCAGGATTAGCACCATGCTTCAAATGGTCCCCCACGGCTCGCATGTCCGCTTGCTCAGTGTAAAATGGGAAATTAGCCTTCAATGCATAGGCAACGTCACTGGATGTTAAATTGAGCAATGCAGCCTGATGCTTACAAACGTCCTTCAAAAGACTGTCTTCAATGTCTAATAGGACAAAAGGAATGCGCCGCAGAGCAAGAACTATTGGTTCTTCAACTACTTGTTCATTACCCTCTGCATCAACAGGGTTTCCTTCTCTATCATAAAACTGGACGTGAACGAAACCATCTTCCGGGTCAATCCAAAGCAGTCGGTATCTTTCATACTCGCCGCTCGGTAACTCAATGGCCTCAATATCGTGACTGGAATAGTCTAATCCTTTGTCACGGAGCAACAATGCCTGAAACTCCATCGGATCTTCAGGTTTGGTACAAGCCCATGAAAGAATATCTTCAACCTTGTAACGATACAAATAAGGGCGGGCACCGCCTACATCGGCTAGTGTTTGACCCTTCGATTTGGGGGCGTCAATAAACACGCCCACTTTGCCCATGACCAGGAGTTCAGTCAGTACATCAATGCCGACAAAGGCATTCATGCTCGTACCCTTCATATCAACCCCACCTGACTCGCCTGCAATCGCCTTCTTGTATGTATGGCTACCACCTTTACGAATGATGTCGCGCATTCGTTGAAAGATAGAGTTGCGAATATCGTTGACGGCGGCCTTCGCATAAGTGGGCGTGGGGGTAATATCCATGCGCGAATAGTAATCCTCATCAGATTCACGCTCGGAAAACTTCTTCAAGTTCTGCTCTACGAAATAGTAGCCACCTTCATAGCACTCGCGCCACTCGGCCCAGGAACCCATATCATAAGAAATAGAGGGGTGGCGGACGTCTATAATCCGGAACTTATCGTTAGCCATTTTTATCCTCACTTACCCTACTATAGAAATCGTCCCACGTCCCGCCCTGTTACAATCGACGCCGCCAATGGCAAAGCTATCTCCGCGTAATTGAGGGCGTGCGCGAAGTGGTCCGGCCCTGTCGTTATATATGTAGCTTTTGGGTTACCGTTTTCATCTTTCTCGTACGTTCTTACAAGATTTTTCATGTGCTCTCGAAATTCAAGACTAACATCGGCGGGCAGTTGAATTCGGTCACTATGAAACCTGCCGAGTGTGGCGTCTAACCAGTTTGTTCGATCCACGGTCGCGATGGGAGCACCATCTTCTTCTTCGGTGACTGAGACTTCTTTTCCCGTCTTTCCCCTACGATAGCGACAAAGATGAACATAACCATGAAAGCGTCGCGCGAATCTTCGTGCATCATTTATTTGAGGGTCGGCGTCGATGACGCATCCCATTATTTGGTAAGTCCGCATGAGCCTATCAAGTTCCTCAAACTTATCACCAGGAAGTTTGCCTTCCCAGAGTAACTTGGCATAGGCTGCGGCATTGATATCGAAACCGTAATCGTTAAAAAAGTATTCAACTACAACAGCATGATTCAGCTTACCCTGATCCACTCCCAGCACTATCATCCGATCACCACCAGTAGTCGGCAAAAGGTTGAGATCCTTCTTTGAGTAGTTCTTTATTGAGTCAACAACTTCCTCTTCTAATACTTGCCCGCCATCAGGAATAAATGGCATACCAATTTTAGAGTTATGAAACTCACATAAAGCTGCCTCATCACCCAGACCACGAAAATGTGCTATTGCAATATCCTTCGGTCCAACAGTGTAAGAGTACAGTTGATTGATGTACCATGAGCGATGGTCTTCGTCCACCTCTGCTGTTGGTTTCCATATTCCCTTGCCAAGCCAGTCCGGTTTCGTTTCCTGTTCTAACCTATGCCCACATTCCTTGCACTTTAGGTAACTCTCCCCTAGCCTGGGGTCGGTGATAACCTCACCTACGATTTCAAAACAGTCGGGCCAAAGTAACTCAGTCCATCGACTACAGTGTGGACATTGAAAAACATAATGCTCCTGCGTCCCCTGCATGTACAGCTTATGGATTCCGTACTTTGGTATGGTCGGAGTCGATATTGCCCAGACCTTTTTCTCTAAGTTACCTGATAAGCGTTCTAAAGCCAGCCAAATTTGCTTCTGATCCATCTCATCCAATTCATCCAAAATCAGAGTCGAGACTGGGATTCCCTTTAGATTGGAGTCGCCACGACTCCCTCGAATATATAGGTTTATCCCGCCCGCTTGTTTCAACGCAATCGTATTTGTGTCTGTAAAGATTTGCTTCAAGTATGAACTATAGAGTAAAGCTACGTTAAAGCGACCCTTTGCAAAATCACCCGCGTTCTTTTCAGTTGGGAGAACGTATAAAACATCCTTTTTCCGAACGTCGATAGTGTAAAACGCAATGTTAATGGCAACTTCCGTGATGCCCATTTGAGCAGCTTTCATAGCTGTGTTGAACGAAGCCTGGGAGTCATGAATCTCGCGGACCCAAGGATGATATTTGTAGCCGTAGGCGCCTGCAAAATCGCCACCCATTATGCGACGGTGCGATGCCCATCGAGAACACTGATTCAGCGTACGGCTTTTCAGCCCTTCAGCAATCGACTCACGGAGCGCTATTAAAAGTTCGCTACTCATTCATCTGCATCCGACTCGTCTTCAGTGTATTCCCTCACAACAATAAAACTCACGTCTGATTCCATTTCCAAGTCTTCCTCTACTTCTTCCTCAACCTCAGCAACTTTTTCTTCTTGCTCTTCTTCCTCTTCCTCTAGCTCATCATTCTCAATCTGATCCCATAAATCTTCATCGTAAGCCTGCCAGCGGCCATCGACCCACATCTTATCAGCCATGAGGCCGCCACTTCCATCTTTCACTACCAGTGCAACGGCGCGAACATCTTCATCTTCGCCCGGGATGTAAAGTGTCTCGTCCTCAGCCATGCCCCGACGAACAATTGACGTGCCATCAGTGTAAACAACCCTGGCAGTAAATGTCGAACAATGACGGTACGGATTCTTTAGCAACATCGTTTAATCTCCTATTTGTTATATAGTAGGGACGAGCCCAACTCCCGCCCCTACTTTGAAGCGGCCATTCGGCCGGTTATTCCGGCTCTTCGTCTGATTGGGGAGGCGGCTCGATAAATACGAGTAGGGAGAGAATGATCTTCAAGATTGTAGGCCAGTTCTCAATAAACCAGTCCCAAATCTCCGTCAACATCTCTCGCCAGTCCATACCAGTTTTCAAAGTCCAAGGAGCTTGAGGGACGCCACTTTCTATGGCCACCTTCCACTCTGCTACCTTGACAGGGTCACGAGAACCCGTTACAATTTTCTGGTACGTTTTACGATCAATCTTCCCGTGCCGCCACTGGCGTCGTGCAACACGTCGAAGCTTTCGGCCAAAGTTAAAAGCAAACATTATTCATTCTCCTCTGAGTCAATCTCGTCAAGAGTCAAGAATAGCTGAGCGATCCCTAATGCTGCAAGGCTTGCAATTGTTACGACCCCGAAAGACGTTAAAATAAATCGCCCCAACGGGAACAAGCCAAATTTCCCCCATACTACTGCGAACGCAAACCAATGACTCAAACAATATGGACAGTGAATCAACTCTCTCGCCCACCGACCCAACTTCGATACTTGAACTCTCAAAGGCTCCATGAGATTAGACATGGAAATTGTCATTGTGATGCTGGCGACAGCAAGCCCTATCAGTAACATCTCAAATAACAACTGCATTAGTAAACAGCGTAATCAGTGGTCTTTTTCCCGTTCTTTTCCAGAACGCCCCTGATTTGCGCCTCCACTTTCTTACTAACTTTAGGATTTATTCCTACAACCCGTTTAACTTCTTCACTATCAGTGTAAACCACAGCCGTAGGAAGAAGTGCGACACTGTTCTTCTTTGCTTCTTCCTGATTCTCATCGAAGTCAATATAGAATACGTCGAAGCCTTCTTCCTTAAATTTGTCGCCAACGGCCTTCATTTGAGGGCAATACTGGCACCATTTCGCCGTCCAAATAAGCAAGTAATTCGGAGGGTACTTTACTTCCGCCGCCGCAACCTTAATCGCCGTGTCCTCCCTGATGGAAGTAGCGGAGGGTTGACATTGGGCGAACTTCCCGTTGATACGTCCGGAAGTTTCGGGCAATCCTGTTGATCCAGGTAATCGTCCGCTATGTCCGTTGCCTCTTTGACTCTCATCAACCATTTCACAGGCTTGCCCTTCGATAGTGCTAGCCCGATTGACCTCAAGAGGCGTACGAAACGCCGCCAAACCATAAACAATCGTAACATAGATCAGTCCTAACGTAATAATGATTCTTCGTCTCATTTCTCTCCCCATTACCAAATGTGATAATCTGGGATATTAACCCGAGGGTATCCCACATATCCACTTAACGCAATACTATCCCCTTGCTTCAGTGCATAGGTAATCGTTCTTGCATCGACCCAAAAACTGCCCTTGGGCTGGTCATGGCGTGTAGGACCACTAACCCAATCCGGTCCCCAAGAGTTTTGAACTAATGCGCCTGGTCGTCTAGACTTGTCGTCAATTCCAAGGATTATCATTGCATGATACCAAGGACGACGTATACGACGTAGAAAACCATCCTTATCTCGCTTAGTATTGAAGCCAGTGTTACTACACATTGCTACAGGATAGCCATTTGCAACTGCATCACGGCACTCTTCCCAAGAACGCACAATAGCACAAGTTTTTACTGGGTGTAAACGACAAAGAGGTTCTAAGCGATCGGGCACGCCGGTTTTTCCAAGCTCGCGTGCAACTACCCCACTATAGTTAGTGTAGTCATACTTCCCGTCCCAATACGCCTGACGAAGTAAGATGCCCCAGTCTCGAACAAACTCCGATGCCCAGACTCCCATAGAGCCGTCCTTCTTACGAAGGCGACCGGCACCAACCTCGACGCGTGAGCCGGCATAGATAATTTCCGTAGCACATTTCGTCATCCATTGCTCAGGTCGGCCGAACATAAGAATCCGTACAGCCGTCAACACATCAACACCAAGTCCAAAGGCATGTGAAACACAATCCCCAATCTCTTGGTAATGTGAAACCAAAGGACGACCAGTTACTTCTTCAAAAAACTTATAGAGTAAAACTACTTTACCCTTACCACTGCCCTTAATTGACTCATATCGTTGACTTAAAAATGGCCACCGGTGGGATCGCTCAAATTTCTGGCGCGCAGCTAAATCATCAACCCAACCACATTGAAGTGGTCGAAGTGAGATGGTGTGAAGCCTTTTTGGGTATCCGTCACCGTAGCCACGATTACTGAATAAGCTACCTGTGAAAATAGCCCCTGCCGCCCCACTAAGCCACTTTAACATTTCGCGTCGGTACATCGCTGCGCCCCTTACGAATTAGTCAAAACTGTGCCGCATAATAACGTAAGCCCTTAGCAATCTCTCCCCATAAAGCTTGATGCTGATCGGGAGTAGTAAGCTTACCTTGCCCAGCTAACGTTTTCATGGTTGTTTGGAGTTCTCGTAACACAGGCAGCCAGTCGGATAAAGAATCCCCTAATGCCTGCTTATTGGCATCAGAAGTAGCCTTAATAATATCCTCCGCTTCCTGTAAAACATCGGCGGCAATTTGTGCAGCAACGCCCTCAAAACTGCCAGCCAGCTTATCCGCCTCATCCTTCGGCAGTGTATTAACTGAACACCAATAAGGTACCCACTTGTCAAGACTGGCATTAACGTTTGGTCGCAGTATGTTAGGAGGATCGTTCCCCTCCACTGTTACAATATGAACTGCAACATCAACCGTACCCTCATAAGCACACCCTATAATGAACATGTAGCTTCCGGGCTTACGAGCACTGAATACTGCACGTTGCCCGTCGCAATAAACCTCAAAATCCACTGCTTCGGGTACTAAGATCCACTTAAAGGATTCCGCTGTGCTTTCAGTTAGGTCGAACCGAACAAGTTCCCCAACTTCAGCGATTTCTTGAGCGTTAATTACAACTCTAGCAACGTCCTCAGATTGAACCCCGTCCGGTCCCTGGCAAAATGCGTAAGTTACGCTTGCAGTCGGAGGGGGTGCTGAGTGCCGCAAATTAAAGTAGGAACTGACCAGTAGACCGGCGCCTACCATGACCGCAATTAAAAGTGCGGCAGTTTGGAGACTTTTCCACATTGTGTAATTCCTCAAAAATAAAAACGTGCTCTTGTAATCCTACCAGACCAACGGACTTGCATCTTAACAAAGCAATCTTCACAAATGTGTCTTCCTGCATATTTTACGATTCCACCACATTTGCAAATAGGTAATCCTGTGTCTTGATCTGGTAGCATTGCTTTCCCAGGGCGACCGGGTGCAGGGGAGCCCGGTCGCCCACGGTTATTTTTATCCCGCCTACGGCGGCGTCTTATCGCTCGTCTTGAGCGTCTTAACATTGAATCACCAATCAAAGATTTCCCTGATGGCTTCAATAATCTCCATAATGAGTTCTACTAACTGCACAATGAAATCGAGATCAATGTCAATATCCATTTCGACTCCGATCTCTTCTGTCGCAGCGTAGAACGCCATTTGAGCGTCGGCGTCGTTGGACTTCAACTTCCGTAGAAATGTACCAACCCTTACATCAAGGTAACTCCTCGCGGCGCGACGTGCTACCTTAATTGCCATTCGTCTCTTCTGTCTACGATTCATCTCTCTTCTCCTCTGTTGGGTAGAATTAACCCCGCGCGATACGTGTCAGGGTTCTCGCTAACGAACACCGTTTTTCCGCCAACGGTGACAACTTTGATGCTGGCTGCGCACAAAATGAACGCCAGGTATTAAAACCAGCTTGTTCCGCCATGTTAGTTAATGCACCTTCCTTGATATCCGCTTTTTGAATCCACTTTTTCTTTCGCTTGGCCACTATATCGTCCAGCCTCTTATTATCAAGTTACACTTTGTATCTACCGTAGAATTTCC